CATGAGAATCCCCGCCTCGGAGTCTTGTTTGACAAATCGTCCAAGATGTCCAGCAAAGATCTAGACGCCGTAATGAACATCGTGGACGCAATCTTGAGGGAGCGCGACAACGATTGACAAGAAAATCTTTTATGGAAACCAATTGGATCCGCGTGAAGGTCATTGACCTGCCGTGTACCGTGCACGGCATGGTCATGTCCGACACGGACGGAGGGTATCTCATCCTCATTAACGCGAGGGACAGCCGTGTCCGGCAGAACCTCTCCCTCGATCACGAGCTCAGACACATCGTTCTCAATCAGGTCAGCGACCCGCTCTATGCGGAGTATTAAGGAGGATACAACATGAACAATAAATGGCGTGCGGTTATCGGAATCATCAGTGCTGCGGCGACTGTATACCTGGGATATCAGGGGTATAATGCGTATAATATTTACACTTACACAAATATTATTTCGCCAATAGGTTCACTGTTCTTCAAATATGGATACTTCATGCTTTGGGGAATTGCATTATTTACTCTGATCATTACAATCACATGCATCGTAGCTATCATTAAGAACAGAAAATGAGATTATTTAAGAAGAAGCTGAGCACATGGTAGAAAGCTTACTGTGCTCTTTATAATGATAAGATAACGCTTGAGCAGTTTATCGAATGGATGAAGAACGAAGGTCATCCAGATCCGTTTCATGAGCTGCGTGAATACCGCTAGAAAATCCTCCGAAACGAAATCAACGACCCGAGGGATTGATTATGAAAGAATACAGATATGGGCGTGCAAAGATATCACAGCTTCCGTCAGGGAGATGGTGGGTACGGCTTTCGAACGGAATCGACCCGTCAACGAAAAAACAGCGCATCGTCACGATCACCGGTGACACACCGAAGGAAGTAATCAAAAAGTGTGATGAATGGACGGAATCAAAGCGCACCGCCAGTATCCTGACAGTAGGCAAAGCTATCCGTGAATATATCGACACCTGTGAACTCGCCGGACATTCCCCTGCTACCATCGTTGGTTATGAGAAATGCCTGCGCGTAGCCTACGACCTCATCAAGGACATCCGCATCGACAAACTGAAGCTGACGGATGTGCAGCGTCAAATCAATATCCGTGCGAAAGACCATTCCCCCAAGACAGTGGCCAACGAGTACGGCCTGCTCCACCGAACGCTCACCATCTATGCCCCGAACCTTAGGCTGGATGGAATCATCCTGCCGTCAAAAGATAACGATGTGAACGAGGATGCAGGAATCGCCATCCCGACCAAGGAACAGCTCGCCCAGCTCCTGCGCTTCTCCCGCACCTATGACCCGGATATTTATCTCGCCATCCTCATCAGCTCGCAGACAGGCGTGCGCAGATCAGAGCTCTGTGCCATAGAATGGCAGGACGTCAACTGGAATTTTCACTGCATCACTATCAACAAATCGACAGTAATCAACAAAAAAAGATAGTGGGTCATGAAAGCTCCGAAGAGCCGTGCAGGTAGGCGTACCATTACCGTTTCTTAGGGCCTTCTTTCCCTCCTGAAGCCGTTCAAGCAGGAGAGTGGCAGAATTATCCACTGTCACCCAGACCACGTTACACGTCAATTTGAGGCAATTGTGGATGCCCTCGGAATCCCCGGAAGATTTCACGACCTCCGCCATTATCACGCGTCAATTCTCGTGGCAGCGGGCGTGCCGGATGTATATGCAATGCGCGACATGGGCCAGTCCACGCCGAACCTTTATAAACGGGTATACGCCCACATGTTCCCGGACACCAAGCAGGAAATGTACCAACAAATTTCAAAGTCGCAGGATGAGATAGCCGATATCCTGAACGATAAAAGCGAAGCAAAATAAAAAAAGCCGAGGCATTTCTGCCTCGGTTCTTTTTGTGCGTCATATCATAGTTCATATCATAGTGGCATTGTGAAAGTGCCTCATTTTATTGTTTTCAATGCTCAAAATTTTGCGTCACTTGCGCAATAAAATGAACCGCAAACCCTTGGGAAATCTAGAAAAAATGCTCAACCCCTTGATTTACAAGAGATTGAGCAAAAGTGGAGATGAGGGGAGTCGAACCCCTTATCATTGCAGTATTCCCAAGGCTTTCATGCCATTCATATCATAATTCATATCATAATATGTCGCGCGATTACTTTTCCTGTTCCCTCTTCTGCATTTCCTCAGCGACTTCTGCCTCGTACTTCTCCCAGTCAACGCCCTGGTCGGTCTCCTCAAACGGACTGTCAACTTTTTTGAGCATCGGTTCAAGGATGCCGTTCCACACAGCGGAGATTCCGGTCGCAGCTGCGGAGAGCAGAACGGCGATCAGAACACGCGGGAGCGTATCGATATCGGTATAGTCAGCCGCAGCCAAAGCGGTCACGATGGCCGGAATGAAGGCTTCCACAAAGGTCTTGATTGCGCGTTCAAGTACTTGCTTTTTCATTCAAAACCACTCCTTTACGAGAATTTAAGCGCCAGCCATTTATAGGTTCCGGCGCGCCAGTAATAGCTCGTCGAATGAGAGGCAATTTGGAAGGTTGTGCTTGTCAGGTTCGACACACCGACAGTCGTGCTGCTGGAGTTCGTAACGGACACAGATGTAGTGCTGTTGCCATGGTAACAGTTATACAGGTTATATGCCGAGCTCCGGTATCCCATTTTTGTGCATCTCAGAGAAAACTGCATGGTGTTCGTCTGCGCGAAATTCGCAGTCGCGAAAAACAGCACCAGATCCGGCGTTACTCCGAGGTTATGCGTTACGGTCTGCCGGGTCGTCGTAAAATCCGCAGAGACAGTATAGCTTCCAGTCGCGACCGCGGCGATCCCTGAAGGCAGGCCTCCGCCAGAACCGGAACCGGTCCCGGTTACCTTTGTTCCGTTTGCCAGGTGGCCGACAAAACCGGCCATGATATGCTCTGCCGCGGTGACCGTGTCCCCGCTGAGGTCCAAATAAACGGTATTCCCCACCTGTACTTTATTAACCGCCATTTGCTCACCTCATTACAGGATTTTCAGAGTCGTCCCGCCGGCCGCGTTGGCGGTCTCTGTTACGCTGACCGCTGATACCGTGACCTGGCTGAGGCATGTATAGCCGTCGTCAGGCGTAATGACCTGCTGACTCAGCGACGGAGAGACGGTTTTGTTCGTCTGCCGGACCTCGGTGCTCTCGCCCTCGTAGGTGCCTGTGACGCCCATGACGATGGTACCGCTTTTGATGTTCGTAGCGACGAGCTGGGCCTTGGCAGTCGAACTCAGCTGAACTGTGCCGGAGCCGTCATGGTAGCCTTTGGAAATCGTGATGCTGTCCGTCTTGTTGGAGATCGTCCCGGTCTGCTTGCCGATATTTGGCATCGTGCCCTGCAGGGCCTGCGCGCGGGCATGGAAGGTCTGACCACTCAGTACCTCCGCAACGGCTGCCGTGTCGTCCTGGGTGTTGGAATCATACGTGCATTCACCGACGACCTCATTACCGGCCTTATCGTGAGCGGTAACGCCTTCCAGCAGGTCAGCCGCTGTTACAGTGTCGCCCGTGAGGTCAAGCTTGACGGTGGAGCCGATGACGACTTTTGATACTCCCATACTGTTAGCCTCCTATTGAAATCGTTATCCCGCCTTCGGGGTTGATGGTTTCGTATACCGGGATCGCTCCGATCGTGAGGTTCTCGTCCATAATGCTGTCCGCGCACTGGACTTCATACTCACCCAGCTACGGCGTGACCTCGTACGGCCCCGCAAAGTGCGGAACGTTCGCCGCCTCGATGCTTCCGACCGCAATGGTCGCTCCGATGCTCTGGGCGGCCGAGATGACTCCCGTAATAGGAGCCACCGCGGTCACAACGCCCTGAATGGTAATGGAGCTGTTGATTCTGCCGGAAACCTCACTCATAGCGTTACCTCCGGCGTCAGCCAGAAGTTCTTCCATGAGCTCTTGTCGGTCTTCATGCGTTTTTCATCCAGCACAGGCCAGACCGTGAACACATGCCCATCGGTCAGTGTCAGCTGGATATCCGCGGAATACTGGCCGATGTCCTCGTCCTTGGTATCGTCATGGTCGATGGTGATGGTCGAGGAGGTGCTCACCTTCTGCAGGATGACCTCGCTCTCATCGTTCGGCATGGCGCGCACGGTGAGGGTCAGCGTGTCGCCTGTCTGCATGGTGTAGGCCGTGCCGCTCTGGTCAGTCAAAGAAACGGAGAGACTCGCCGAGTCCCCCCGTGTCAGGTAAATGATTCCGTCTTTCAGTTGAAACATGTTTTCCTCCTCAGTTCGGAAGATTCAGAATCTCATCCATGAAGTGGTCAGCCAGATGGTTCCGCCCGCGGGCCTTGTACTGGGCATAGATCATCTCTATTCTCTGTTTGTCAGCGCTGGAGCATCTGCCCTTGGCAACGTAATAGTCATGTTCCCGTACCAGCTGACTGCAGAGGATGTTCCCGACATCCGTGTCGAGTGATTTCAGCTGTTTTGCAATCTTCTGTACAGGCTTCACAACCCAGCCAACAATCACGACCAACGAGGTCGCGATGGTGACAACATATCCCAAGTTTTTCGATACAAACTCAAGCATTTGTCACCTCCAGATAATCAGCGCATACGTAGCACGTCCGTCCGCTGTATTCGATGACCGCCCATCCGTTTCTGATGTTCTTGACATCTACCACTGTGCCGTCCGGGAGCTGACCGAGCCGTGTCGCGCCTCTGGAAGGTGCGGTCCGTACGTTCAACCCTCCGCCGATCACCTTGTATCGGTTGGTGGATTCTTTCTTTTCCGCAGTGGGTTCAGCGCCCAGAGCGGCGAGCCGTCCCCAGCGGTTCCACCCGACCGTCTTGAGCACCTTCGTTTCCCGCACTTTCCCTGCGGAATAACTGGCGTCAATGATGCGCAGCGGGTTCGTGGCGACCACCAGACCAACATGGCTCATGTTTCCCTCTTTGTCGCCGTAGTACTTATTGGAGGAATCCTTCTCTTCCCACGGCTTGCACAAAAATACCGCCATGCCGGGCTCCAGCTGGCTCACCTTCGTCAGCACGCCCTTTTCGGAGAGACTTCCGTCCCTCCACATGGTGTTGCTTCCGTGGGCAATCTTCTGCCCTTGGATTTTATACGCACGCACGAACATTCCCGAGCAGTCGATGCCGCTCTTGGAGCAGTCCTTGTCCGTGCCTCCGGGTGACTTGTAAGGCCATCCCAGCGCTTCCTTAAAGGAGGCGATCAGTTGATCAACATTCAGCATACGCGCCCTCCTTACAGCCTGTAGACGTACACGATGCGCGCACGCACAATCTTACCGGCGGAGGCGTTCGCGTTGCCGATGGACAGGTCAAAGGATACCGTGTTCCCGGTCACGGTCGCCTCAGGGAATCCGCTGTTCAGATAAACGCTGTCGCCATAACGCAGATCGCAGCTGATGCACATGACATCCCTCGCGCCTTCCGGCAGGGTTGCCGTGGCGGTATAGTTCGCTGTCGATCCTGCCGCCAGAGTTTCGGACGCGGAATAATACAGGCTTGCAAAATACCAGTTGTTCGGCATGGTTCCCCATGCGACCGCATAGTCGCCGTCTCCGGATTTCGTCAGCACGTTGCCGCTGGAACCGCCGGACGGCAGCACCTTCGTGCGGAGGTTGTTGATATCTCCCTGCGCCGTGTTCGCGGTGTTCAGTGCGGTCGAAGCGTTCGTCAGCGCGGTGCTTACATCGTCAGCAACATCCTCAATGGTCTCCTTGATGGTGGTGGAGCTGTCCCCGCTGATGGCGATATCCGCGCCGGTCTTTCCGCTCAGCGTGGTAAACTGCTCCGCAATGGTCGTATCATCCGTACCGCTCAGGGGGATGTCGCCTGCGTTGATCAGGATGTGTCCCTGCTCGTCAGCGCTCTGTCCGTTGACAGTAACTGCCGCGGCGATCTCCGTTCTATCCGCCTTCAGTGCCAGGGCGGCACCGACAGCGGCAGCATCAGCGGCTTCCCCGCTGACGGAAAGCGTGTTATCCACGGCGGTCGAAATAACATCCCCCGCCGAAACCTGCAGATTGATCTCGCTCATTTGTTATACCTCCCCTACAACATTCAATAGATTCAACGTCATCGGCAAGTTGGGTGTGAGCACCTGGTCGCCGTCCACGATCTTGCCCGCCGTGTTGTAATACGGATTAATGATGTACCGAACATCGTAGGAGTATGCGCCCGGGCTCAGGGTATCCGTGTCAGAATTGTGCAGTTCAAACGTGAAGCTGTTGTCCTCAAGCTCATACTGCTTCTGATAGACCACCGTTCCGGCACTGCTCTTCACGGTCAGCAATGCGCGGTCATCCTCGCCGAAGGTGTAACCAGTCGCGGTGAAATCCACCGAGCCGGTATCACCGACCGACAGGCTGATCGTCGTCCCCTAGACCTTGAACATCTTCGCCACCGTCCTTCCTTGTTGTTATTTCCTCGTAAACCTGACGCAGCGTGTGGATGGCAGCGAGCATGCGGTTGAGATTGTTCTCCCCCGACACGCTCACGCCCTCCAGCGCGTTCATGATGTTGAGTATCGTCTGCGGAATGTCCATCATGCGGCCTCCTTCATCTGAATGAGGATGCCGTCATCCTGCACCATGATGGAGTACATCTCCGTGTAATGCAGATAGGTCTCGGAGCTCAGGCCGTAGTCAAACACGATCCTGTCCGTGTTGTCCGGGTTCATACACTTAAGGAATGCCTCCTGCAGGGTGAGCCCCTTGATGAAAGCGTTCAGAACTCCCTCGCGGGCCGAGCACCAGTCACAGGCCAGTTCGGTTCCGTCGGCAAGAATCAATTTATACATTTAAATCCTCCTTACTGAGCCAGGACGTAATAGGTCGTGCCGTTTATCGTTATCGCCTTACGGGCGTACTTCGTGCCCGAAACATAAAGCGATGACGTAGCGGAGATAACGGTGCCCTGAATCCTGGAAGCAGTCGTTATGCCGGTTTTTAGGTTGTTCAATTCTGCCTTTGTCGCGGAGAGTTCGTCCGCCCATACAGAGCCGGCGAGGTTGATCTTATCCGCACTGATCTGCACGGAAGACGACCCGTTATTAATCGCCGCGATGATGCTCGCAGTGTTGATGACCGCCGTTCCCGCCGTTTCCTGCACTACCAAAGAGATCTGATTGCTCATGGCGGAGATGCGCGCCGCCATCGTGTTGATGCTGTCCGTGTGCGCCAGGACCGAGGTGCTTACCTCGTTGTACTTCACCTGAAGCATGCCGACGTCCGTGCCGAGGCCGGTGATCTTGTACGCCGCCAGGGAAATGGCTTCGTCGTTCTGATTGATCTCCGTCCACATCAGTTTGTATTCTTTGTTGCTGGCGGTCGCTCCACCGCCTCCGCCCTTGGCGACCTTCTCCACGATCGAGGCGACATTCGTCCGCTTGTTGCCCAGCGTGACCTGCATGGCGCTTTCGTCCGCCATCACGTCGTTGTAGCTCACGGTCTGTATGTATCCTGTTATCGTGGTGTTGTAGTCCGGCAGAGGGATGCGGCACACAGTGCCGGGCAGGATGCGGTCGAAGCTGAGTCCGGTCAATTTGGAGAGCTCCGAGCCTGTCACACTGACAGATACCTGCGGCTCCGCGTGCTTCCTCAGCTCTTCCTCCGCCCATGCCTGCAGCATATCCACGCTGCTGATGCTCTGGTCGGTCTTGGTCACGGTAATTACGCCGTAAGTATCAGTATTCCGTTCCAGATAGTCGCCCGTCACATGGATGTCGTTCATCCCGACCGGATAGAACCGCGTGTACATGTCCGTAGCATCGACTGTCACGTTTACGCCGCTGATGCCTCTGTTCATGCGCATTTCGCAGGCGACTTCCGTGCTTCTGGGTTTCAGACTCAGCCGGAACGGGAGCGAGGAACAGTCAAAGCTCCATACAGGCGATTCCAGCGAGCCGTACATCGTGTTCAGCGCGTCAAACAGCGTAACGTTGTTGAAGCTCCACGGCTTCGGCGTATTGTACCCGCATTCGCCAAGCCTCCACACCTCTGTGTCCTGCTTGGCCAGAATATTGCGGATCATCATGCCGGGGTCGGTCTTCTTCCCACCCATCTCCCCGAAAATGATGCTGTTACGGAGGATGCTCATGGCGTGCTCCAGGTTCACCGTGCGCACGCCTGTTACATAATCCGTCTTGATGGAGTTCACGATGAAGATACCTTCGTCGCCATGGGTGCTGTACAGCCTCACCCAGTCCCCGATAGACACCTCCGCGTCATTCGGCAGGAGCGTCATGGAGGCGGAGGAACACGGGTCAAGGTTCAGCGTCAGCTGCAGGGTCGAGGGGTGGAGGCGTGCCTTCTCGGTCAGCGTATGCCCTTGCATGAGCCTCGGCTGATTTATCAAATGCACCGCCCCCTTGCCCGCAGCGTGAATTCACACTGGCGGTCCGTAGTCAGTTCAATGGTATTCTCTCCGGGATTCAGCAGGATATCGTCCACGCTTTCCGCGGTTCTCCTGCTCATCAGGTCGCTTTCCGTGTTGTTGGCGGCAATCTTGCGGATGCGTTGCACCCCGTTTACCTCGTCCACCACGATGCGGTCGCCTGTTGCCAGACCGAGTCCCGTGAACCTCATCACCTGATTACCGAGCTTCAGCTTCATGCTGTTCAGCGTCTGGCTGGAGCGGTTCGTTCCGGTGAAGTAGAGCGGAGCCGTTTCCGTTCCGTCCAGGGAAAATCTTACCTGTCCATTACTGGAGGTAATGCGCATCAGGTTCTCTTCATTTTGTTCCCAGTACGGAACAATAAGTGCACGCAGAACGACCGAGTAGGTGTTCGTCCACTCCCTTACGTAGCCTGTCCCGGGTAGCGTGGTGCACACCACATTCAGTCGCTGTTTCGGTCTGTAATTAACTGTAAGTGTTCCGCCGTTCTTTGCCCACTCGTTCACCTTGCTGATCACACTGGCCCGCAGTTCCATGTCATCGATTGTGTTGATGGCGAACTCGACCGAGATATCAAGGTACCGGCGGGAGAAATCGGTCGCGATCATGCCGATTCCCCCGCCAATGTTCATGGCATTGCGCGTCATGTTCGGCGCGCTCTCCTCAATCGACTGGAGGATGATGCTTTCATCCACCTCGTCAAGGTACACATCGTTCAGTGCGACCCTTGCCTGTGTCTGCATTTATATCCTCCCAATCTGTCTTGCGATTTCTTCAGAAACAGCAGGCGCGACCAGCGTTCCGACCGCCTGCCCGCTCATCTGCACGGATACATTGCCAAGAGCCTCCGTGAACATGCCCATGACCTGCCTCAGCTGACCGGAGGAAAGTCCTCCGCCGCCTCCGATCTGGCCGGCACGCCACTTCTGCGCCTGCACCGCGGTCAGTACGCTCTCGCCCTTATGCAGGTACGCGAGATAGTTATCGTAAGGGATGTAGCTGGTACCGACAGCGAAGTGGTTTCCGGACCCTCCGCCGTGGTCCATGGTCTGCGTTCCGTATGCTCCACCACTTCCGTCCGGAGCCGCGAAGAAGAACGGGATCTGCATGGGGTTCGTGAACTGGCTTTCCACCTGCTCACGCAGTGTGGGGTCTGCTTCCATAGGAACCTCAAAGCCGCCCTCCGGAGAAGATGTTTCAAGCGCTGTCTGAATCGCATCGTTGATTACGGACAGGTAGCTTTCATCCTGCAGTTTCGCCAGCACTGCGGAGGCATACGGGTCGTTCTCATTATCGTTTAGATAAGTCAGCCATCCACGCATGTCCTGCAGGGAAAGATTGTTCGTCTTCATGTAAGCGGCGAACTTCTGCGCATCCCATTCCGTCGCCATCATGCCAGTCATGCTGTCAGCCGCTCCGGCCTGCAGGCTTTCGTCCCATATGCCCTGTGTCAGAACAGTTGCGCCGGCAGCCAACCCTGCGAATAACTTCGCCGCCGCGATGACTGCGGGTGATTTACTGGTTACTTTTCCGTTTCCACCCGTAGATGGCGTTCCGTTCTGCGCGTTCATCATTGCCGTAATGGCGCTCGCCGCAGCGGTACCGCCTCCGTTGATGATCTTGATGGCGTTTGCAATGGATGTGAACGCACTGGCAACTTTCCTAATACCAGTTGCAAGTTTTACGGTTGCAAATACTCCAAGAATTACCTGGAATCCTGTTACTATGGTGTCTTTGTTATCAATAATTGACTTTATAGCATCCCGGATACCCGCGAACGCATCTCCAACCGCCTTTACATCCTCATTTTCACTGTTCTGCAGTGTGGTGATAACTGTGTTTATGGCGGTAACTGCATTAGCAACCGCATCCGCAGCATCCTGCGCCAGTGTTTCCACCGCGGTCTCAATGTCACCTATACCGCCTTCGCCGTGCACCACATTGTTCAGCGCGGTCATCAGCGTCTGCACATCGGTCGCCAGCGTGGTGGTATCTCCGAGGAAATATGCCGCAACGCCCTGCCATGCAGCGGTCTGCAGCATCTGGATATTCGTCCGGATATCGTTCAGATCAGCGAACGCGTTGACCGTTTCCTCATCCATCACGAGATTGCCGGTCTTCGCCGCTTCCACCTTGCCGAGGAATCCTTCGACGTCCGCGATGAGCGGTTTCATTTCGGAATATCCCTTGCCGAATACAGCACTCAGGAAGCTGTCCGTATCATAGCCGTTCTTTGTCAGCTGTTCCTGTATCGCGGCGTTTTTGGCGAGCATATCCGGCCCGAAGGAATTGATGATTCCCCAGAAGGCATCCATGTTGTCCGTGTCCATGGTAATACCCATGGCGGTCAGGATGTCCTTGGTCTTGTCATTGTTCAGCAGGCTCGTCTTGGTGCGTGCCAGGCGTTCGTAGGCGCTCACCAGCATTCCGGCATCCATGTTGCTCGTCTTGGATGCGGCGTTCCATGCCTGGATGGTCGTGGTGTCCAGTCCGCTCTGAATGCCTGTAGTCTTCAGTTCATCCGCGTATGATGCGGTTTCTACCTAAAGGTTATAGATGGACTTCAGGGCAGCCACCGCCGCGGTCGTAATCCCTGCGACCGCCACAGCACCATACTTGCCGAATGTCGTTAAAGCCGACTGCGCCTTGTCTGCCAGTCCGCTCAATCCGCCCACGCTGTTGCTGATGGTCGAGAATGCCGTACCCAGCTTCGTGGCCTTCATGCCGGTCTGGTCCAGCTCATGGCTCAGCTTGTTGAGGACAGCCTTCTCGTTGTTCAGCTTGGCGATGAAGTCCTGCGCCTGCTTGCTGTTCGCGCCGTACGCCTTCACAACGTTCTGCAGCTGCTTTTCATACAGCGCAACGACCTTCTGCTGTTCGTTGACCTGCTTCGCGAGGTTCTTCCCGCGGGTCAGGTTCTTCACCATCGCCGAGGTGTTCTTGTCAAACGCCGAGGATTCCGCGTTCAGTTCGCTCTTGAGGACCTTCAGCCCTCTTTGCGCTTCCGAAAGCGAGCTCTTAAACTCCTTCGCGCCCTCGACTGTTATTTTTGTTTTTATCTCCTTGGCCATCGGTTACCACTCGCCCCCTTCGTTCGCATGGCGGTCTATCCCGTGCTGCTGATCATCGTACATGCGCCTGAGCATGAACATGTCCAGCACCATCCCAGGAGCCATGCGTTTCATCTATGTGTATGTAAGTCCGGCGATCAGACCGAAGCCATAGGTCTGCCGGACGGTCAGTCCTTTTCCGTCCCGTCTTTTTTTTTGAGCTCTTCCAGTACCTTGTCCTTCGGGCCGTCATTGAAGTCTTCGTCCTCGATCTCGGTGTTCATGCCGTCCGTGATCGCTTTGCCGATGGCTTCGCCGACTTCCTTCTGCTGTGCCAGGCTCATGTGGCTGGCGACCCAGCGGTGCGTGAGGTCAGGCTCCTTATCCTGCGCACACAGCGCGGAGTTGCCGAAAATGACCACCAGCTCGCTAAGCGTCTTGCAGGAAGTTCCGTTCGTGTTCAGCGCCTTCAGCATGTCGCCCAGACCGCCGAACTTTTCTTCGATCTCTTCCATTGCCAGCATGTCAAACCTGAGGTCTATCTCCCGTTTGCCGATTTTCACGAAGTTCCGTTTCATGGTCATCCTCCTGTTTCAAAAAAGATGCGGCAGAGGAGAGTCCCCCTGCCGCGGTTTATCAGGTCATGTTTCCGGCCTTGGCCTTGAGCCACGTCTGGGCTGCGGCGAAGGTGGTGAAGGTCTGGCGGACACGATACTGGGCCTTGCCGGTGTTGTCCGGGAAAACTCCCATGATCTTGCCGTCCATGGTGGGCGTGCTGAACTCAGCGTTCGCGCCCTTGGTGTTGGCATCATCACTGCCGATGCTCCACTGGGTCTTCGGGAGCCAGTAGGCGGTATAGAACTCGGTGCCGTCCTTGTTCACGCCGTTACGGATGTAGCCAAAGCCGCCGTAAGGAGCGGGAGCGGAGGTCTCGGAGTATTCGTCGCTGCTGGCCACATCGCCCAGCATAGCCACACGCACGGTGTCCTCCAGCATGGTGCTGTTGAGGGAGAGCGTGCCGCCGGTAATGCTGTTATCGCTGGCAACCATTGCGTTGTCGGCGTACAGCTCTGCGCTGTTGTGATTGAAAGAAACGTTACAGCTGATTGCTTCAGCCACGACCATACCCGTGGAGTAGGTCGGAGCGGACTGTGCCGGCTCGGTAGCGAGTGCGGCAAAGACAGGATAAAGCAATCCAATCGTTGCAACTTTTGCCATTCAGGAATCACCCTTTCGTTTTATTGATCCAGTTGTCAAAGGCTTCCTCCGCGGCAGCGTCTGCCTTGGATTCCGCCATCTGTTCGGCCTTGTCCACAAAATGGTCGCCTGTGTGCGTTGTCTTTTTCCCTCCGCGCCCATAATGGGTCACGTAGGCTTTCAGAGCGTTCCTTACACCCCGGCTGTCGCTCCCGAGAGGGTACACAGTGATCGAGCGGTCCGTGCCGTCTCCGGTCGGATCGGATTTTCCTACCGCGTTCACCATCGCGTGGGAAGCAACGTGTCCCTGGGTCTGTATGGAGTTTTTCCACGCATCCACATACACATCAGCCATCGCGTTCAGCACGGCGTCACAGGCATCATTCGCGTAGTTGGCCATCTTGAGCAGGTCATCTGCCTGCTCGTCAATTCCGGCGACTGTAAAGCGTGCCATTACAGCACACCCCCGCAGGTAATGCGCCATTGCCAGTGGGTAAAGTTGAGTCCGTTCAGATACTCAATGCGCGCCACCTGCCAGCTGATGCCTGCATCGTTCAGCACGCCTTGTATCGTTTCCGCGCTCGTTCTCCCGCTGTCAACGCTCCACAGGTCTACGGTGCCGCTGAATTGCTGGAAGATCAGTTTGTTGTCGGCAAACAGGCTGACCGGAGCGGAGTCGAGCATGACTGTCCCATAATCCCCGACCGGTGCCTGCATCCATGCGGTCTCCGCGAACGGAATGCCGCTGTTTTTAAGGCTCACGACCAGTTCGTCATAGGTTTGCATTCATGTCACTCCTCTGCACCGTCAGCTCCACGCCGCCGTTATCGTTGTAGTACACGCGGATGACCATATAGACCGTCCCGTTGTACCTGAGGTACTTCTCGCCGCTGTAGTCATCTGCCAGAGCCAGCACGAAGGACAGCTCCGGGAGCAATCCCACGGAGGCCGCCGCGTAGTTTTCCCTCATCCCGACGGAGCGCACCGTGCAGTAGACCATCCGTTCCGTGGCTGTCGGCGCGGCGAACACGCCATGATTCAGCACGCTCTCCTCGATCAGCCAGCACACGTCTGCTTTCTGCATCAGCTTTCACCCCAATCGGTATATCCGGTCGCCATCTGCAACTGCGCCTTCTGCTCGTCATACGAAGCCTTCAGCTTGTCGTAATCGGCAGGAGAACCGAAGTGCATCCGGCAGTAGGTGATGACGGCCCTGCTGATCAGCGCGTCCTCGCCGGATGTCGTAACACCGGCAATGCCGAGGTCAAGCATGGCGGCACTGATCAGATCTTCCAGATCGTCATCGTAGGCATCGGTCGAGATCCGCAATGCCAGTTTCAGCTTGTCGAGCATTTCATCACCTCATTAAAATCCGGAGGAGGTTGCCCTCCCCCGGAAGTGTTGATTACATGGCGGTTTCAGTGGAGGTGGGCACAACACGGACGAAGGCCTTGGGAGCCACAACGCCCATGCCGACGAACTGACGGCCGACGATCTTGACCAGGTCCTTCTCAGCCAGGCTCAGGTCATCCAGCTTGATGATCATGTCGTTGCCGGCAGGGAAGTTGGCCTGTGCGCCGTAGCCGAAGTCACCGACGATGATCTGGCCGTCGGTCAGGGCGGAGGTGAACACCACGCGGTCCTTCAGGCCGTCGAAGGGGTCGACCGCATAGTTGGCAGCCAGAGCGGCGGAGCACAGGGCGGCGTAGGTGGCGCGGTTCATCAGCACGTGCAGGTCACGGGCCTGACCGGACAGCTTGGCCTCAGCCAGAACGATGGTATCGATGCCGACAGTTGCGGCGACCAGCTCATCAACAGCGGGAGCGCTGGAAGTAGAGGTGGTGGGAGCGCCCATGATCTCACTGACCATGAGGTCTTCAGCCTTCTCCACGATCTTGTGGGCCAGTTCCTTGTAGATGTAGCCGACGGTGTCCACGGTGGTGCCTTCGATGGCTTCATCGGAAACGGTGATCCACTTCTTGATGTTCTGGGGGATCAGTTCCACAGTGCCGATGGACAGGGTCTCTTCCTCGGGAGCATTTGCGCCCTCCTGATGAACAACCGCATCGGTCGCGCCGTACTCAAAGCCGACCTTCACGTTGCCGGGATAGTAGCTGTGCTTGACCAGACCCATAACGGCGGCCTCGTCCCAGGCGTTCTTGATCTCGTTTTCGAGGATGGTGGGTACAGGCAGAGAGCCGCCGCTGTTGGCGTTTTCGCTCAGCAGGCTGCGGGCCTGGGTCTCGTTGCCCTTCAGGGCCTTCAGGTAAGCCATTTCGTATTCCTTGGAGGAACGGATTTCACGTACTTCCATAGTTTTATTCTCCTTTACGTTTTTAAAGTTGCGGATTTCCTTGCCCTCAACGGCAGCGCGCTCGCGCAGGGCATTGCGCTTTTCTGCCTTGATGGCAGCCTTGCGCTCGTCGATCTTCTCCAGAGCCGTCTCCAGCTCGGTGATCTCTTCCTCGGTCAGTTCGGGCGCGGCCTCTTCGGCGGGAGCCTCTTCAGGCTTCTCCTCTTCCTCGCCTTCACGGCACTCGGGTTTCTTGGCTTCTTCGGTCGGTTCGGCAGGAGCCTCGCCTTCCAGCTTTGCCTTAATGACTTCCAGCAGAGCGGCCAACTCTTCTTCGGTCATCGTTTCAATGGCATTCAAGTCCATCACTTTGTCACCTCTTGCAGTTTGATTTTCAGCTTCATCAGCTGGATCCGCCGCTTGCGCTCTTCAGCCCCAAGTCTCTCCGCTTGTTTTTCGCTGATCACTCCGTCAACGAAGGCTTTGCGCTTGGCAGATATATCCGTCCCCGGGTTGGCGGGGATTGATACCGCAGAAACATCGTACATCTTCCCGATCTTGGTGATCGTGTCTGTACTGGTCGCATCGTTGAACCGATGCTCTTTCACCGTGAAGCAGAAGCTCATCCGGGTGATGAGTCCGGCTTCGATTTCCTCCCACAGTTGACGGCTGCTCTCGGTCCGGGAGAGGTCTGCCTCCGCCAGAAGGCCGTGCTCGTCAATCGTGAGCTTCAGCGTGCCGTTGGATGTCCTCGCGAACACCCTGCCCTCGTGGTCGAACTGCATGATGACGTCGCTCATGTCGCATCCGTCGAATGCGTCCGGAGCGATCTGCTCATACACCGCGGTGTCGCCCACGCGGTACAGTTCATACGGCTCGTTGAAAGTGGTGGCGTACCCTGCCACCCTGTATTGCGGTGCCTCAATGCCTTCTTCAGACCTGCGCTGTGCCGCCATCAGGGGCATCGCCCGGTATTCCCGTGTTTCCGTTCTGGGCATTGCCATCACCATCCTTTCCCTGGTCTACCATGTAATACTCGCCTCTGATCGGCGCGTGCTGTCCTGCTCCGTCCGGCAGCGGTTCAAGGTTGAACAGCGCACGGATCTCGTCAATGAGCATCACGCCGCGGTCACCCATCTCCCGCGCCATGCTCACCTTGTTGCTGGTAGACATGTACTGCAGGCGGTTCGCGATGACCATGACCTTGTTGCCCCTGCTCCGCTCGTTGGCACTGAACAGCATCCGGCTCAGCACGTCGCTCAGCTGGATGGAGAACGGCTCGATCGCTCCATCAAAAAAGCCGTCCAGCGAATCGCCGAAAGCCTTGCTCTGGAGGATATCCTCGTTGACTCCGAAGTAATTGAACACGTTTGTGCGGATGAGGTTCAGCTGTTCCGGGTCGACCACGTAGCTCTTGCCCTCGATCTGCCGGATGTCGCTGTACGTGTTCGGGAACAGGAGCAGACCGCCGCTTCCGTCCCGCAGGTTCTCCGCGTTGAATCGTTTCCGTTCTTTGGCTAAGTCTTCACTCTTTGTAAAGTTTGTTAACTTTGCCATGAAGCGGAAGGTGTTGCTGTTCTTCACCGCTTCCTTGATGCCCTGCGTCTGCAGATGCATCAGCTCCATGGTGTCGTTCAGCGCGTTGTTCGTGCTTCCGAAGAAATCGTCCTCATACTGGAACTTCGTCATGATGCCGCACGCGCTGAGCTCAATGGCAGCGGTCTTTCCGTTGTTGAAGCGGTACCGCAAAAACGGCTCCCCGTCCACATCCACCACCGTGCATTCGCTCGGAAGGACCGGATAGATGCCGACCACATCGTTCCCATGCATTACCGGTACGATGAAGCAGTTGTTCTGCATATCCAGTATGGTGGATGTCCTGTACAGGAACTGCCCCCAAGTCTGCCATTCGTTCGGTGCGTGGCGGAGGATAGTCCTGAGCAGCGGTTTGGCTGTTCCGGCGATGTCCACCTCCAGCTTGCTGATGTGGTTCGCCCTCGCGCCGATCGCGCTGCGCACCAGTTCGGATTCGTACAGCCGCCCGTTCCAGCTCGTAAACGCAGGGCGATACGCCGTGAGCGACTGGAAGAATCCGTCGTCCTTCGGGATGACCGGCGCCTTCCCGAAGATCTTGTCAAAGAGTCCCATTTCATCACCCCTCGTTTCTGAGTTGCGCGCCGTACTGTTCCCAGTACACCTGACGCATGCACAGGGCATCCAGCAATGCCGCTACACCGTCAACGTGCGCGTTTTTGTTCAACTTGATGAGCTTTTTGCGGTTGGTCTCCGCTTCGGTCTTCAGCGCGGCGTCCATCAGGTGCACCTTCATCAGATCGTTATCGTCCGCGCACTGGAGCATTCCGTCCTTCAGCATGCCCTCCGCCGTGTTGATGACCCCTGTCAGGTTCGTCCCCTGAAAAACTGTATCGCAGTGGAAGCCGTATTCCTCCAGTTCCTTCTGCAGGTACTGCGCGCAGTAGCGGTCAATGCCCACCTGTAGCGGATAGATCTCATACTGCTCGATCAGGCTCTTGAACCAGCTGAGGCAGTCACTGTAATCCACAAAGCTCTCGCCGCTCACCGTCAGCAGTCCCCGCTGGATGTACTGGCGGTACGGCAGTCCGTCCCTGCTGCTCGCCTCGTCAATGACATTCGCCGGCAAGTAGAACTTTGTGAAATAGTAAAGCGTGCCGCCCCTCTCAATGAGAAGCACGCACGCCGTGAGGTCTGTTGTCTGGCTGAGGTCGATTCCCGCCAGCGCATAGCACCCGCGGAAGTCCTCCAGCCTGTAATTGTTCCCGAATCCCTTCCGGATCGTCTGCGTGGACAACCATGCACAGCTGGAGTTCTGCTTGATATTGCAGTACTTCGTCAGGAACTCCGCCTTCTTGCTCAGGCTCCCCTCCGCCACCGCGATCTCTTCGAGCATGTAATCCACACTGACCGATATGCCGAGGTTCGGGTTGCTCTTGCGGAGCTCGTTGATATCGTCCCACTTCTCCACATCATCAATGACGTACAGAAACGGAGCAATACGCCGCTCTTTGGATGTCCCGAGCAGCACAGAAGTCGAGCGCTTCATCAGCTCGTCGAAAATGCCGTCAGAGATATAGCCTGCAGTGCTGATGGAAAGCAGCATCGGCTGTCTACGCGCACCCAGTGCAGACTTCAGAACTTCATACTGTTTGATACCTGGGTCGCCCTGCCACGCGGCCACCTCGTCACAGATAGTCAGGTGCGGGTTCAGGCCGTCGCTCTTCTTTGCGGAGAAAGCAATCGGCTGGGCGGAGGCGTTATTATCCACGACATAGATGTCCGTGCGCCTTTTTCTCGTCCCGCTCGCCATGTCCGGCTCTTTCAGGATCATCTGGTAAAAGGCGTCATAGCAGAGCCGTGCCTGGTCTAGCTTCGGTGCGCAGAAGTATACCCTTGCACCGTACTCCCCGTCCATATAGGTCATATACGCGGATATGGCAGCGGCGAGCAGGGTCTTGCCGTTCTTCCTGCCCATCACTACGAACACCTCGCGGAACTGCCTCGCTCCGCTCTCATCCAGGCATCCGAACATTACGGAGATCATTGCCTTCTGCCACAGCTCCAGCTTTATCCTGCCCGGAGCCATCGCGCCTTCATGGTGGTGGCAGTACCGCTCAATGAACTTGACCGCCCTGTTCGCCTTCTTCTGGTCAAACAGGAACTCGCCCTTCTCAATGCAGTTCACCACATACGCATACCACTCCCGGATCCAGCGGCCAACAGTCACAGTCCCGTCCGTTATCTGCTGATAGTACGCCAGGATGAAGTTCTCATTCATCCATATCACCGAACTTCTGTGTGTCGTTCGTCACAGTTCCGAGCCGGGTGATAACATCCAGCATCGTGCTCAGCGTTTTGTTCGCGCTGTCCACGTACTTCGGCAGCTGCGGCACCAGCGGATTCACATCCATGTTGTCCTCACCCCGTACATTCGTATGCAGGATGCTTACCCCCGTCTTTTCTATCTGTTCTCTCAGCTCCGCGATGGTTTTCATCATCTCAGAGTACCGGTATGCCGCCGATGTGAACAGGGGATTTTCTGCCACGCCGTATCTCCGTGCCGTTTCGATTAAATCGTCGTAACACAGATTCTTTTTCGTCAACTCTGTTCACCTCGTTAAAAAACAGAAAGTTTTTTCTCATAATCGGTTCTTCGGAAGTTTCTTCCCGGGGCGGATGTCCTTCCTTATTTCCCGAACAATCAGGGGGCGGTTACAGGTCTACATGACCAGCTTCGTCTGCTCTCCATCTGTGCCGGTTGTGCTCAAGGTCATGAATCTCATGATGGCAGCGCTCACAGAGCAGGATGAGATTATCCGGGTTCAGGGAAATGGATGGATCAGTCATGTTCTCCGGTGTCAGAGGTCGCTTGTGGTGCACCTCAACGCCAGGAACGAACAGACCGGAGCGTATGCACTGCTCGCACAGTCCTCCCGCTTTTTTGCGGTACGCTTTCCGGCATCGTTTCCATGCTGCTGATCCGTAGAATTCCCTGGCAAACGAATTGTAACTCATTCAGATGCACGCCCCCACCGCTGCGTACACAAAGCCACATATACTTATGGCAATCATCCCGGCGCAGGAGGTACGCCGCGCAAACAAAAAGAGAGCAGGCGTGACCATTCGCCTATCTCTCTTCATACACTATAACATGTTTATTTGTCGAATTTGTCGACAGATTCATCATATAGCGCGTTTATTTTTTCCTTACCCAGCTAAATCATCGTATAGATGTAAGAGCGGTCGTACAGCATCCTGTGCGAAATCCGGTTGATACTTCGGTGCTCAATGTACCGCTCATACATTGCCCGGCGCACCTTCTCATCCTCAATCTGCGGGATGAGTTCATTCAGACATTGAGTGTATCCGTCCAGCTCATCCTTGAAAGCTTTCAGTGCTTCCTTGGCTTCCGTGTACAGGATCACGCCGTCATCCATTGTGGATGGATTATGGCTCCTCGGCATATCGCTCATAGGCTTGGATAAACGAGCCACACGATTAAACGCCTTATCAACCTTGAACTGCATCTCCGGAAGCCGCTTGATCAGGAAGTCTATCCTTTGCCAGTCGATCATCTCATCACTCCGTTATCAGCCAGGACTATGGCAGACTTTCGCACCATGTCCTGAACTCCTGCCATTCCTTGAGCTTGTGTCCTTCCCTCTGGTGATAGATGCTCCGAAGCACAGCGTAGTTGGTTTCAATGGTGCTCATCATCATGTTATTTGACGGAAGCATCTCTATGAGCGCACGCCAGTATTTCTTGTCTTTCGTATCGTTGTAGTTATCACGCAGCCAGTTCAGCATCTTGACGTACTCATCAAAAGCCGGGAAGGCAATCAGGCTCTAGCGTATTCCGCTCGTTTCAAAATCATCATCCAGGGAAAACTCATGAGCGTGAATCTTGTGCATGGTGGAACAGCTGTTCCGCACGGTGCCTACCTTGTAGGTGTCAAACTCCTTCCACCAGAACATAGGTGCCTTGACGTCGAACCACACATGAATCATCCGCAAGAACTTCGCGTGCTCCGGGCCTGCATGGATGAGCCGGCTCGCAAGGTCAAGGTCATTGTCTCCAATGCGGTAATAGGTCGTATCGTTCTTCTGCCAGCTGTTCATGGGATTCCGCATGCCGTGCATGGCCTGCTCGATGCCGTACACGCCGAGTGTGCTGATGTTCATTCGCTCACCTCTTCGTCCATCCTACTTCCGCAATCAGCGCAAAACTTGGGTATATACACCTGTTCATAATTGAAAAACGAGGCACTGCATACAGAACATTTAAAGGAGTCAAGTACCTATCCAGTTATATTATTTACCCGCTTCTCTCTTATCCAATGTCCTATATTTTCACGCTTTACTTTCATTCCCAGGAGAACTCCTCGCGCGAACTAAATCCCGTCCCCGTATGTCACCTTTCCTTTATGCGAATGAACAAAAGCACAGGACCTCATGCTCATCTCATTAATAATGCTCAGCGCCTCCTGGCGATCAATCAATTCACTCATCCGCGCATGCTCCTCTCGTCCCGCAGCCCAGGCGGTCATTGATCAATGTAAGGCGTTCTTCAAAGTCGACCCGCTTCAGGTGCTCGTTAATGAGCGCGGTCTCCATGCGGTCGATTAAATCCGCCATGTGGCACGCATACTGGGTCAGCGGTGCCTGCTCATTGTGATGGTTATGCGCCCAGTCGCCGGCCTGATTGCGGCACAGCTGGCACTTCTCAAAATCGTATGATTGTGGCAGGTCTTCCATCGTCTGCCCGCACTTGTCGAGCAATGCCTGTATCCTTTCATCTGCGCTCATTATTGATCTCCTTTATCTACTTAATCAGCATTCCAAGGAGGATAATCCCTGATACAACGAGCATCCCAACGACAACCCACATCATCGCATATCCTCCCCGAGCCATGACGAAGGCACGCTCTTCAGCGGGTCCTTATACACGGCTTCTGAAAACCGCTGCGCGAACGCAGCGTAACTTGTCGCTCTGGCTACAAGCTTAATCGCATGGTCGGTGAATCGGACGACCTGCTGGGCGTAATCATCCCCGGTGTTCACACGATGACCGATATCACACATCTCATCGGTCAGCTTGTCGATCATATCCATCATTTCGTTCATTTCCATGGTCAGGAATCCGAGGCACTCGGCGGCCTTCGTCGTCTCCGATCCGAGCCGTCGCATGCTCCTGCATTCCAGTGCGACCGCGCCGGCTGCGTTGTTTATCGCATTAGTGGTCATTCTCCATCACCTTCTTTAGCTTTTCTGAGTTCTCGCGGCTCAAATAGCAGTACACCGTCATCAGCAGCTCATCCATGAGCGGATGCTGATTGTACTTCGTCACCAGCGCCTTCAGGTCTTCGGTGGCCTGTGTCCACCACGCGGCGTTCGTCTCCTGATCCGTGGTCACCGGCGGATGCTCGTGGTCACGATGGTACTTAAACGAATCCTGCCATATCGCCCACTCAATTGAATTTTTGTCCATGGTCAGCCTCCTGTTTGTTACCGTGTAACCGTGTTACCGAGTGTTTTTAAAACTTTTATTTTTTTCTATACGCTTTTTTATTCTTTTTATATTTTTACGGTAACATCGGTAACAAAGTATAGAAAAGATAGAAATACCAAGCGTTACCGCGTTGTTACCGAGTTGTTACCGTACTTTGGATCGGTAACACTTTTGGGGTCAAAATGGCATATCTTCGGGCGTTTCCACTTGCTTTGGTTCCGGCGAACGGCGTACAACCTTCCGGTATACCTTTTGAATTCCATAATTTTTCATCCGCTGAGGCTTATCTACCTTTATCCAGTCGCCCTGATTCCGGATGATCTGCCCAATAACTCTCCCGTCCGTATTGGCATTGTACGGTCCGTTCTCATCATGACCGCCTAGCGCTTCTTCCCACGCCTGCCTTGCGCAGATC